AACTGATTGAAATCCACCAATTGCTTGTTCTAGAATTAATAAGTTTGTATTAGTTATTTGTCCCCAAGTTCCTGAATTTTCTCCAGTTGCTTGGACTGTAAGTTTTAAACTTGCCGATGTAGAGTTCGCCATTTTTTATTCTCCAATTATTACATATTATTAGTTTTATTAAATAGTGTCAAACACTTATTTTTATGCAGCATTTGTAGGGACTTCCTGCCATCCTGGAGGAGTAACTGGCGCTGAACCAGTAGGAACATCATTCCAAATCAATGCATTTGTACCTGTACCTACGCTAAATGTCAACCCTAATCCAGTAGGAATTACATTAGCATCAGCTAACGCATTTATTGTCCCTAATCTTACTTGTTGAACTCCTAAACCAGTAATTGTAGGAGTTGTGACAGCCTCTAAAACAGCTGTTCCTAATGAAAGCGTCATTGGGAAAATATCATCAGTATCCGGTCTATATAAACCATCATTCCAAGTAGATTCACCCCATGTTCCATCACCCCAATGCATAGCCGCTAATGGAGCTATATTCGCATCACCAGAAATATTAAATGTATCACCAGCAGCTAAAGCAATTGCCATAGCTTGACCTGTAGCTTCAGCATCTGGAGCAGGGTCTGCACCAGAGAAGTTTTCTAACATACTCATTACAAGAGTATTTGTTTGTCCATTACCCCATGCAAAATTACCCCATGCAGATTTATATCCCCAATATCCAACAGAGAATGCGTTTACTTCTGCAATTGTAATATTATCTCCTATAGCTGTCCCTAGAGCAGCTGACATTGATATTCCAGATGAAGGAATAACAGCAATATCAAAGGTTAAACTTATACCTATTGGTAATCCAGTGACTTCTTGAGTAAATGAAGCAAAAGCTTCTAAAGTGCCTGTAGCAGTAGTCATAGCTCTACCAGATGGTGTTACATTTGCATCTCCATCAAAAGCTAATCCTGCGCTACCTTCTGCTAAAGTTAATGATAAATTTGTGTTACTTAATGGAACAACGATTATAGAAGCACCCCACGCTTCAACACTCCAACCATCTGAGCCCCAACCTATATTGACTTGATTATCAATATCTACATTCGCTAATGACATTGTCATAGCTTGGCCTACGGCTCCAACTTGTCCTCTTACACCCCAGGCATTAACATTCCATCCTAATCTTCCCCAACCAGCATTTATTTCTGTTTCAATTAAAATTTGTGTGCTAACAGCCATACTCATGGCTTGACCTAAACCTACTGCTTGAGCATACGTATTCCATGCTTCAGATCCCCAAGTTGATCTACCCCAACCTGTAGTAGATTGACCGGTTACCGAACCTAAAGACATACTCATGGCTTGACCAGTTACAGATTGTTCACCTGTTCCAACAGATCCCCATTGACCTTCACTCCATGATTCACCACCCCATCCTGAACTAGGAAAGACAGCATCTAAGTTTCCTAAACTTAAAGATAATGCTTGTCCAGTAGGTGAGATATTACTTGTTAATGATTGCCATGCATTGTCACCCCAAGGTAATGCACCCCAAACGTTTTGAACCATATCCATGATACCGCCCATACCGATACCATGCACATAGCATAAATAATAAAAATCTGTTTGACTTTGTGGAGTTATTTCAACGTATCTAACAGTGGCTGCATTAAATGTAGTTGTGTTAGTATAATTTGTCTGATTGCTGGCTCCATCAAGATAATAAGTTACGTTAGAAGAAATTATTCCAGACGTGCTTGTATTAGTAGAAAAAATTAATGGGTGATTATCGTTTGTGCCATCACTTTGGTTAAAACGAATAGTTGCACCCGCAACCCATTCTACTGTGCCCGGTCCTGTAGCATTTCTTACGCCATCTAAGTAAAATACATTACCCGTGCCACCACCGTATGAACTACCGGTCGCTACGGTAACAGTATAAATTTTACTCGCCATAGGAGTTTACCTCCTACGATTAACCAGAGATCCTTAAAATCGCTGCTGTTGATGTTGGCGCTGGAAACTGAATAGTGAACGTTCCTGATGTAGCTGTTTTATCTGCTCCAAAATCTAAAACACAAACCGCTGCATTAGTTGTATCAGAAGATGTATTGTAGATTAAAGCACCTCTAGCTGTTAACGTCACTCCAGTAAACGATCTGTCTGCGAAGTCAACTCTCGCTACACCTGCAGTTATAGAAGTTCCAAGATTAACAAGTAGTCCACCACCTGAAGTGTATTGACCACTGTTTCCAACTTGACCTGTTGCTGTGAAAGCAGTTGTTGCAGAGTTTAGAGTTGCTGTTGAAGAATAAAGAGCTAACTTAAACTTATCACCACCAGTTTGTTTGAAATTCATGTCAGCTTCTAAAAGCTGTTTCTTAAATGAATTACAAATTGCTTGTGTTAT